GTTGCCTGATGATGTCCTTGGTGTAATCAACTCGTTTGTGCCCCATTTACCTAAGCCCAAAAAACACAAGCGTAAGGGTTCAATAGACTCGACTGCCTCATCTGTATCGCTCTCGCCAAATGCGGAGCGGGATTTACGTATGATACAACGACGGGCTCTTAAGGGGATGGATCAGATGTTTATGCGAGACTTAGAGGATTTTGTATTATTCTAAACTATACGATGGATTCCATTGTTAAGTTTAATATCCTGCCAGTTTGGTCCATAACGTGTCACTATTACGGACCTCGTCCGCATTAAGCGCACAGAACCAATTGAACTCAAAGCGACGTACAAGTTGGTCGCCATCCCACGACATAAATATAGTATTGGGTAGAATTGCCGACTTAGGATCATTTTCATCATCGCTGAGACGCCCAAACAGATCCTCTAAATCACGGGGTCGTCCATCAGGCAGTCGACCGCCATCTGCCGCTCTTATAACCGACATACCTAGGCTCTTCTGGTGCTCCCATACGTAAAGCTCTTGACGACGGGCAACCGCCGCGGTCCACGCCTGTGGTCCACGTTGGAATAAGTCGTTAATTTCCTTTGCTGCGTACGTCCACGCCGCAGTATTTGGCACATTTGCCCAACCGACATAAGGAGCAGGTCCGGGTGCGACGGCGGTCGCAGTACTAACACGGGGCTCGTCGGGGTGCGTACCAAACATAGCACTATTTACATCCTTGATCGAAGGGTAAAAACTGGGTCCCAGACATAGTGTTGAATTAGCATCTATAACAAGACCTCCATGGACGTTACAGATATTCGCAATCACCCAGCGTCGCCATAAAGCCGGTGGCAAGCGTGTAACTTTTGTATCAACATTGGGAAATAGGGCAAGCACAGCATTACGACCAATCAGCGGCACAATATTAAAATCCTTACCTTGTGTGCGTCTGAGTGCTTCTAACGAAACCTGTAAGTAGCCGCGATTCGGCATAGTACTATTCCGCGCTCCAAAGTCCCACCAATGACGGGAATTTGTTTCTGCGTCGACAAACCAATAGAGTGTAGGCTTCTTTTTTAGCAACGATAAATCGTCTATATCGAGAAAATTATCCTGGACGATTAAATTTCGCTTATACAGTGATACTCCGACAACAACAAGGGTAAGGGCTGCCGCAATCGATATACTTACTGCGGGTGATAAAGTATTTCCACTCATGCGATTCTCTTACTGGGTTGCATGATTTTCTTTTTCTTCTTATTCCTTACAAGATGGCTTATACGATGGATGCCGGTCAATATATGAAATACAAAGTACGCTCTATGAGTACATTTACAAGCCGCAGCGGATGTACGGAGTCCGGACTTCGCACCTGGGCTCTCGGACAAGCCACAAATAGATTCTACACTCCTCCGTACAGTTCGCCCGCTGTATTACCCAATACAATTACCTATTCAAATCTTAATATATCAACGCAACAGGCAGGCAATTCGCTGCCATACAGTGAAACTCTTGGTACTACACGCATCGGTTACGGCGGGGACTATACTACACCTATACCACCGACGAATCCTTTAACAACATGCGCCTTTCTTGAAAGCCAAAGAGACTTTTATTTACCTCCCGTTGTCCAGGGCGGATTTCAGGTTCCTTACACTATACCAACGCCGTATAAATACGCAGGAAACCCGGCGCCCTATGCGCCCCCTCTTGCGTACTTATCAACTGGCGGAGCGTGTACCGAATTACCATCATTCCAGGGTACAAAGGCGACCGCTGCTATGGCAGTTGGCAATTGTTCGGCAGGTTGTGATATATCCGATTATTTTCCTTCAACAATTGTGCCTGGTGCGGGGGCGTATTAATTTCCTGCGTAAGAAATAGAAGATGGTCGGTTACGCCCCTATTACTTGGTCTGGTAATGCGTCCCTTATTCGGTCCCCGCCAGAGCAGGCTCCCCTATCTAGCCGTAATGCGTATACAACCTGGCCCGGCGGTGTTGACCCCACGGTCCCCCTTTACAATACAGATAACCAGAAGTTCGGTGGTGCCCGGCGCCGCCGCAATACGCGCAAGAGCCGCCGTGCCTCCCGCAAGTCTCGTCGTGCCACACGCAAGTCTCGCCGCAACAACCTCAAACGCAAGATGAACCGTAAGGGTCGTCGTGCCTCTCGCAAGAGCCGCCGTGCGTCCCGTCGCCGTCACCGTGGCGGCTACCAAACATGCTCACCAATTGATACCCTTGGCTCCCGCGCATCCATCCCAATGACGGCAAGCGTCTGCCCCGAAGGTTACTTCCAGGATAAGGGTCTCATTGCGTAAACACATTATTCGACAAAAAATATGGTATGTTTATCATAATTTTTGTTTTTTGTGATTTTTTAGGATTTTAGAATTTTAGGATGGGTTTGTGTATCTAATAGATCTTGAGGTCCATCGGCAGCGGAAGAACCTTCTTCTCATAATGCGTCTCAATCTCCTCCTGCGCCCGACGCTCCCGCTCAGTAATCAGATTGATAGAAGCACCCTTGCGACCAAATCGTCCCGACCGACCAATGCGGTGAATATAGTTCTCGCGCTGGAGCGGCAGCTCGTAATTAATCACGATAGAAATCTGCTGAACGTCAATACCGCGCGCTAGTAGGTCAGTCGAGATAAGTACACGGCACTTGCCACTGCGAAACTCCGACATACGAAACTTACGTTCCGAGACATCCATATCACCGTGAATATAGTTGAGGTCAAAGCCACGACGCTTCATCTGGTCTGCCAGCCACTCCGCCTTCTGGCGTGTATTGACAAAGATGGTCGCCTGCTGAATGCTGAGATGGTCGTAAAGGTCACAGAGCGTATCAAGCTTGTGGTCCTCGCGCGGCACCTCAACAAACCACTGCTTAATACCCTCCAGACTCACCTCCTCTGGCTCCAGAAGAATCTCGACGGGGTCACGAAGAATGCTCTTTGCCACCATAACAACATCCGGCGTCATTGTTGCCGAAAGAAGTGCTACCTGCGTTGATGCCGGCCAGCCCAGGCTCAGAATACAGTGAACCTGCTCCCGAAAGCGCGCCTCCAGCATCTGATCCGCCTCGTCCAACACAAGGACCTTGATAGTATTCGGCGACAGAACCTTGCGATTCAGCAGATCATAGAAACGACCAGGGGTAACAAGCAGCACGTGCGGGACGTGCGGAGGCTTCATCTTGGACTGCGAGATGACGTCAATATCTGAGTTCACCGGCGGTCCACCCGTCGCCGTATGTGTACGTAGACCAATATAAGTGCCGATGCCCTTTGCAACTGCCGCAGTCTGCTCGGCAAGCTCACGGGTCGGCGAAATCACCACCATCTGGACCTCATTCTTCGATGTGTCAATACGGCTGATGCCGCCAATAACGAAAGTGCCGGTCTTACCGGTACCTGATTGCGCCTGGGCGAGCAGGTCGTGCCCCGCCATCATCGGTACAATCGCCTTCTCTTGGACGGGGCTCGGCTTCTCAAAGCCGAACGAGTAGATACCGCGTAGAATTTCGTCATTGATACCCATATCATCGAAACTCTTGTACTCGTGCATAGTATACTTGTTTACGGGCGCCGGCGCCGATACATCTGGGGCAGCCGCGCCGGCGTCCTTGGGGACCGCAGGGTCCGTTGTAGGAGGGTAAGGAGGAGTAGCCGACCGGTCAAGGGCACCGGCAATCGTAGAAATGGAAGCAGAAACGGACGACATTGGGGATATGAAGGAAGAAAGGGCTTGTTGCTTTAGGTAAGAAGGTAAAGGAAGCCACGCACTTTGAGAATGTACCCGAAAGCCGTCAATTTTTTCAATCCTTATCCGGTAAAGTATCTAAATAATATTTTAAGCTATAGTTAGAATGGTTAAACGTCTAGTGTACTGTTGTGTATTCTACAATAAAGACTATTTCAAACTTCTAGGTCTATTACTCAAATCAATGATTGTATTTTCACGCCGCGATACATTCGATTTTCTAGTGATGACCCAGGAATCGTTTTTACCATATGTAAAAGAATTAGAAAACGAACTCAATATTAAACTCTCCACATTCTGTATTCCATGTGCGACAATATTTCAAGCAGCGTGCGCTCGACTTGCAATCTTTAACTATCCAATGATTCATGAATACACAAAAATTCTATATTTGGATACTGATATTATTATTAAGCAGGATATTACACCTATTTTAGATCTAGAAATTGAAGAGGTATTATATGCTATTGAGTCTGGAACAATTGAAAGTCCATCATTCGGCTCCTATTTCTTCGATTTTTCAACCATCGACAAATCAGTAAGTGGTTTAAATAGCGGAACATTACTCTTTAAAAATTGTGAAGCAATTCAATCACTCTTTTCTCGAATGTTGAGTCATATAGATGAATATACAAAGGCTGGATATCCAATGTTATATTGTATGGACCAACCTTTTATTAATTATCATGCCATCAAGGATAAACTTTATAATAATCAACTAATAAATCCATATGTAAGTCTATACGAAAATGTAGATACTGTTTCGAATTACGAAACCTCGTCCGTATGCCATTTTTCGTATCCTATTGGCAATTTCACTCATAAATACCATCGAATGGCGCAGTTCCTACGCAAACTCTTAACGGGAAATACCATTACAAATGATACAACAACGCTTGTCGGTAAAAAATATTCTTGGGGTCCGAAGGGATTTATCCACTTTAAAAAAGATCGACTTGTGACAACATGGTCCGAGAATGGTTTTTATACTTTTAAATCATTAAATCTTGTTGAAGCTGTCTGGAATAACCATTATCATACTTTATTATTTAATTCAGATTATACTCAATATATCTCTATTCGAACAAGTCCTATAGATTTTAGTATTGAGACCGGTGTTTTATTGTCAGACTCTTAAGGATATTCATAAGTTTGTGAAAGTAGATAATAGTCTTCAAGAAGATCCTCAAGATCGTCTCGATAGACACCATTTGGCGCACAGAAAGCCCTAACAAGACTACGCATATATTGCTCTTCAAAAGGAATGCGATCAAGAATATCTGCTCGTAAGAAATTACACGTTTGGTCGATACTTATATCGACATTTGCATACCGATTGAAAGGATTCTCGGGTTGATTCCGAGAATAGTGAATATTATCCATCAGCAAATGATAAATAATATTCGCTATAGAATGATGATCTTGCGAATCATCAAAGTCATGTACGAAAGCCTCGCCGATATCCATAAAGCGTTGGAGGGAATTATTGTGATTCATGGTGCGCCGTAAATGCTGTATAAACACAAAAGGATTATCAATTTTTTTCCGATATCTTACGGCGACGTACCGGTGTAGCGTGACGGTACCTTGACTTAATAGGACGAACAGATGTTGGCGATTCCGTTACCCATTGTACCAATTCTGCTTGAGGAAACCGAAACCTAGGAAAGGTAGTAGCAGTTGTATCGTGAATTCCTATAGCAAGTAAAACAGTAGGCACAAGTGTATGAGGTAATCCTAATACAGTTGCGACTCCATTCGGCGAAAATCCCTCCATAGGACAACTCGCAATTTTGAGCTCCGCTGCGGCAGCAAGCGCAAACCCTAATGCTAAATATGTCTGGTGCTTCGCCCACTGGACCGGATGACTATTACCCGCTAAAGAGCCACGCATCATACCATCTAACTGTGGACTGGGCTTGGTTTGTTCTATAAAATGATCCAAGTGCTCTTCCAAGTTATTCCGAGTACAAAATACAAGCAGATGAGTACACTGTATGATTTGCTGTTGTCCGTAACATACAGAAACAAGTGCCTTCTTGACATCCTCACTTGTTACAACATTTACTACATAAGGCTGTATGCCGTAACTACTCGGCGCATTAACAATTGCATTGAGAATCGGTTGAATATCGGGTATGGGATTCATTGGACTCGGTGACGCGAATCCTTTTTCTGCACGTCGCCATTCTAAATTCGCTAGAAAAGACATCGGCTCTTCTCGTGAACTTGTTTTTGATTCAGGTGGTTTTACGAAAAAATGATATATACCTGAATTTCAAACAAAATGGTAAGACATGGTTTTACCATCCGCATCGTTTAGACCTATTGCCAATACTACCAATACTACAAATATAAACGTAGTTGATAATAATTCTCCTATTATTATGTTTGGAATACCAGTTGTTATTATCCTCATTATAACGATTCCAGTCATTCTTATATTGATTTATCGGCATTACGCAGCAAAGCGTCCGTTATTACCTCAATTTAATGAGTCAGCGCACGTTACGAGGTCCACTCCGCAACAGGGCTCAGTGTAATACCTAAATTAGGACTATTGACAACTTCCTGGACAAGTTGATAATGGACCGATTTTACATACTCATAATTGCCCTTTTCATACTGGGTAGCAAAGACCGATGCTACTGTTGGGTCGGACGTCTCTTTGAACTCAAAGTACTTATCAAGCGTTGGAATTTTGAGAAGGTTGTCACGGGGTCCCTTAAAACCAGTCTTCATTGTGCCACCCTGAGTTTCGAACAAATGCTTAATAATATTGGCTGGAAACTTGGCAAGTAGGAATCGGCGGTTGTTGAATTCCGTCGTATAAGTATCTATTTTTTTCGCATTTTTAATACCAAACTTCTCTTCGAAGCTGTTTAGGACTGAGTTAGCGGCTGCGGCATCTGTGAGTTCATACGCGGTACAAATAAGACCACGACCGTTGTTAATATCAGCTTT